AGATCGCCGGTGATGGTGGCGGCGGCGAGGGTGGCGGTGCCGCCGGCTCCCAAGAGCTGGTTGCTGGTGATCTTCTTCGTGGTGCCTGATGCAGCCATGCTGGTATCCGACACGTCCACAATAGGGAACACGTCGACGGCTGGATCGACTACGGTTATGGCCGCCAAGGCCGTGATTTTCGTGTCTGCCATAAGTTAGTTTGCTTGGATAATGAGTTTGCCTGTGTCCTCTCGGAGAAGGAAGTCACCGTTCTCCAAGTCTAAAGAGTCGAATGTGCCGAAGGTGATGACGATCTTGTCGCCATTCTCAAGGAAGACAAAAAAGTCGTCCTCCTGGAGCAGGTCACGCCGGATGATAGGCAGGTCAGCGCCGCCGCCAGCCCCACCAAGGGCTTGCTCGACGCCTAGTCCTAGGCCTAGTCCAAGACGCATTTTAGACCCACTTGCGGTTGTAGGCAATGATCGCCCCGGAGGATACAGCCACCGAGGTGAACACGCCCGAAATTGAATCGCCGGCCTGAATGGTCACGCCGGCAGGAAAGTTGGTGATGTTGGACGAGATCGCGCCGAGGATGGACGTAGAAACAGCATGGATCTCCATCCAGTTGCCGGTCACAGTACCCGCGGAGGCGTCGATGTACTGGCCACCGAATTCGCCGGCCAGTTGGCGGTTTGATCCGACATTCATAGGATGAACTTCTGACTACTGCGTTTTGTGCCACCGCTCCATCCAACCTGCAAGCGTGTAGCCCCGCAGCGCACTCGCACCTCGGGGTTATCCCGCTCAACCTCTTTCAAAAATTGGGAATCCTTCCAGCAATCGTACCCATACTTGGTGCCCCAGGCATGGTAGAGAGTGGGGTCGACACGCATCCGCAGGCGACCGATGCCGTCGACGGCGCGGGCCTCGCGCTGCGAGTCCTGGGCGATGCGCTTCTGATCAATGCCGGCCTTGACCCAGTCCTTCTGGATGCCGGATTGGAACTCCTTGATGACGGCGCGGCGCAGTTCGCCGGGCAGGTCATCGAGGGCGTTGGCGATGACGGAGGATGCGGAATTGTGGGCCATGAGAAAAGGAAAGAGGGGGAGGCCCGGAGTGGACCTCCCCCGTTGACGCTAAGATTAGCTCGCGCCGTTGAAGAAACCAAACCCATTCGGGTTCTTCACAACCAAGCCGGCAATGGCCTCGACGAGACGGGCAGGGCCGCCACCGGCGTCAGGTAGATCCTTGACCTGCGGCAGCTTGGCGTAGCGAACCTCGACCATGTCCATCGGGATGACGTAGCCCTTGAAGGCCTGAGCGGTCAGCGCGGTGCTGGTCTTGCCACCGATGAAGGTGGTCGGGTGCAGGATCAGACGTCCGAAGTCGCCCTCGAAGATATCGACAGAAACCTTGAAGGTGTCGGCCGACAGATCCTGATTGAAGGTGCGTACCGAAGTCGCAGCAATCCCGTTGGTGTTGGCAACCTGGGTGGTGCCCGAGGCAGTGAGGTTGGTGAACGCACGCTTCAGCGTGGTGCCCAAGATGCAATCGTAGTCGCGGAAGGTGCCGGTGGCACCGTAGATAGCGGTCAGCACGTTCTGGGCGGTCGCCTCGGTGAACGAAGCAGAGGCCGTGGTGTCGATAGCGCCGGAGGCAGGCAGGAACACCGAGCCAGAAGCGCAAGCGCCGATGTTGGAAGCATTGGTGCTGTTCAACCAGTTGCCGAGCGAGCCGGTCAGGTACGGGTTGGTGCCGTTGTCAGCCTGGGCTGCTTGGTTGGTGCACATGAAGGTCGACTCCATGTCGCGCTTGATCTCAACGAGCTTCTTGGCAATGCCGTTGGCCAACTCATCGGTCACACCGGCGACGTCCTGAGTCTCGGCAATGAAACCGATGCGCAGGTCTCGGCGGAAGGCCTGACCGTAGTTGTTCAGGCGGGTCCGGTTCGCAACCGGGTTGGAGGCATTAGCAACGGTCACATCGGTGCCGTCGACAACACCGGCAAGCACGGGAGCGCCGTAATTGTCGACCTGCCAACTGAACTGCATGTTGCCGATTTCACCACGGCCCTTCGGGGCCATGGACACGAACGGGGTCGACTTGGCGTCGACGATGGCGATGTAGTCCGCCAGATCCTCGCGAGCGGAGGATGTGGAAGCGAGCGGCACAGAGCCGCCTTGATTGGGCTGAAGTAGGGGCATGGTTTAGAGCATCCTTTTGAGTACTTGGGCTAATTCGGTGGTCGTCCCGGACTTCCTGAACTGCGACTTGGCGTTGTCCAGGCCGACCTTGACCGCATCCTTCTTTGCAGGGATTGCGGTGGGTCGACCGGGCTGACTGGGTGCCTTGGCCAGTGGGCGGGTGGCAGACGGCTTGCCCTTGGCGGACTCCTTCTCCAGGCGCAATTTGCGCCCGGCAATGAAGTCACCGACCAGCACCTGGTACTCCGGCAGTGAGGCAATCTGCGGCAGTTGCCGCAGGACGGCCTGCGCCTCGGTGTACTCGGTAGCTGAACGGTCTTTCCACCATGGGTAAAGCGTCTCGGCGATGGGCTTGATCTGCTGGTAGTTCTGCAGGAAGCGGGCGCGGTTTGGTATGTGCAGGTCGATGGCGTCTTCTACACGCCGCCTGATCTGCTTCACGTCCTCCGCGCTGTACTCCTTGCCCTCTACTTCGCAGCCGTCGATGTTGTCCTCGCACCACCGTTTCAGATTCCGGGCCTTGCTCCACTCATCGTTGAGCTTCGACACTTCCCAGACATCGGCAAACGGGTCTGCAGCGGACTGCACCGCGGTCGGCCTATCGTTGGTCTGCTCCAGCTTGGTCTTGGCGTCGTTGAGCTCCCGCTCGAGCGCCTCGGCCTTCTCCAGCGCCTCTTTCTTCTGGCGCGTGAGCTTGTCGATGCGTTTGCGGTAGCCCAACGAATCCTCGTCGCTGTTCTCTTCGGTCTCGGAAAGAACATCCTGCTCAGGCGACTCAGCCTGAGCGTCCGTTTGTTGTGCGGTCGGCTCCGCATCCTCGGCCTGATCGTCCACGGCAGTGGCTTCCGGCTCCGGCACTTGTCGCTCGACGGCTGACGCCTTCTCTTCCTCCCCGCTGAATCGTGTCTTCAGTAGCTTCGCCAACGCCGATTCGTCGAACTGCATCGGGTTGATTGGGGGCTGTGCCGTGTTTTGGGCAGGTTTCGCTTCCTGTGTATTCGTCTGGATGTCCATGCTTTTAGACCCTGCAAGCCGGGTGTGCTGCACCATGGTTGTTTAAGGCCAACCAAGAAGCCGTTGTATGAGTGAGAGCCTAGAACTGACCGGAAGTCAATTCCCTCCCATTTCTTAACGCACTGATTTGTGCGATGAGATCTTTAATTGCGGCGGCCCTGCCTGAGTTATAGGCACGGTCCTCCGCGGAAAGCGATGGGAGGAGGGCGTTGAGCACCTCGTCCCGCAGCGTGTCGTCGATGAGTTGGCCCATAGCCTTGAGCACCGGGTGCTCTTCGGACACGGAGAGGGCCTCCGAAAGTTGTTCGTCGGTCAGTTTCATTGGACTCCAAGGCGGCCGGTGATGGCGTTCTGCTGCTGTTGGACGCTGAACTGCAGGTTCTCAATGTACTTCTGCAGGTTGGCTTGGAAAAGCGGGTCCTGCTGAAGCTGGGCCTGATATTTCGGGTTGGATTGCAGCACTTGCTGGCTGAATTGCAACCGCATGGGCGCGGTGGGGTCATTCTCCCGGAGTTGGGGCGGGTTGCCGAGTGACATGAGAGCGATCTCGTCGTTGGTCTCGTTGAACATCTTCTGCGCGGCCGGGCCCTGCTGCATGACCAGCTCGCTGGCGAGGTTGGGGTCAATGGCCCGGAGAGCTACCGAGATGAGCTTGGCGCGGTCGATGACGCCGGCGGTGTCGAGCGGCAGAACGAGGGTGCTGATGGCCTTGAGTTTCTCGGTCACAAGGTCGGTAGACAGCTCGCGGATGTCGAATTTCAGCATCACATCAAAGTCCTGCACATCCTGCGGGAGCGGAGTGCTCGAGGCCGTGATGCGCTGGATCTCGGCCGGGCCGACATATTGGAGCGTCAGGGATAGGACCTGGCGGAACGCCTCGGTCCAGCCGTGCAGCCAGTTGTTGATCAGGCGCTGCTGGCGCATTTGGGTGATGACCGGCGGGACCTTCTCGGTCGGGCGGCCGAAGTAGCGGTCGGTCTGGGCCTCGATGGCCGCAATCAGTTGAAAGGCCACACCAGGCTCGCGGGCGGGGGGCGCCAGGAAGCCGATCTCGCCGCGGCGCAGGACCGGGATCTGAACGGCGGGACCGATCTTCAGGTTGCCGCCTCGAGTTTTGGGGACCTCGATGGGCGGCAGCGTAGCGAGGGACGTGTAGTCGAAGATGGAGTCGCGCTGGGCCTTGACCTCGTGCTGCCAGGTGGAGCAGACCTCGGGCACGCCGCGGCTCTCGGTGATCTGGCGGTGGATTAGTTCAGAGCGCCAGATGACGAAGGGATATTGGCCGTGCGTGTAGTCCAAGAGGTCGAAATAGCCCCACTTGTCGCCGACCTGGGGTGAGAAGACGGTGTAGAACACGCCCGGGATACCGTCGGAGTCGATGGACTTTTGGTAGGCGTAGACCACCTCAATGAGGTTCTCGCGATCAAGGATTGAGTTCTCAGCCAGGCCGACGGCTGCGTAGGTGTAGGCCGAATAATCGGAGAAACGGCCCATCGTGTTGATGGCTTCCTCCGCCCACTCGGCGTCCCAGTCCTCGGTCTCCACCTTGTTCAGGAGCTGGGCCTCGGTCATGTAGTAGCGGCGGAAGACAACTCGGGCGGACTGGATGTCGGTGGTCTCGGGCGGGAAAACCAGCTCGTCGTAGGGTGCCAAGGCAGCAACCATGGGCTTGTTGCTGACCATAGTGGGGATGGGGAAGTCGCACTCGCCCTCGGTGCGCAGTTCGCGGATGGCCTTGAGCGCCCGGCGCTTGCGCAGGTTGGGGAAGGCAGCGAGCAGGAGCTCCGCGGATTGGTCGTCGGCCTCGGGGTTGGCAATGAGGTTGGGCAGGTCGGCCAGGATTGAGCCCTCGGGCGACTGGGCTGCCAGGGCCATGATCTGGTCCATGGTCAGGTACTGCTCCTTCTGCCCCATCTCCTGCTGCCAGGTGACGTGGACGCCCGCCCAGCCGTAGGTCCAAAGGTACTGGGAGAGCAATTCGACCTCGCGGGTGAGGTCGTTGTACATCCGGGAGTTGACCGTCCAATCCATCAGGTTGTGCGCGGTGACGGCCTGGTCGAGCTGGCTGACATTGGTGGGCGAGACGCGGAGCATCGAGCGCCAGAAGGAGGTGCTGCAGAGATCCACGAGGCCGTTGATCACCTCGTCGGCCAATGGGATGCGCGTGTCGGAGGCTCCGTCCCAGGGAAATGCCGGCTTGTTGCGGTTGGCATCGTTGTTCTTCTTGCCGTCGTCGGTCTGCCCAGGCCAGCGGCAGTAGCGCACGTTCTCGGCATTCTCGACCCGGGCGAAGACGCCATAGTCGGTGGCCGAGCGCCGCAGCTCCTCGGTCAATGCCGGTACATTGGGCTCGTCGCCGACCCGTGCCATCACGTCGGTTGCTTGCTTGTAGGAATCTCCTTGCATAGTGAAATGGTTTAGTATCCGCCGCCGCCGCGGCAATCAAAGCCGCCGCGGCCTACGAACGCAAGACTTGAGACCAAAAGCATCCCCAAACAGTCGATGGGGTCTTTGGTGCAGCCCTTCTGCCCGTCGCGGCCGGTGTGCTCGGATAGTGCGTAGGAAAGGTTTGCGCAGGTGTCGGTGATGTAGAGGGAGGGCTCGTTGAGCGCGGTGAGAGGCTGGGTGGCGTCGTAGGAGAGGAGCGAATTGATCGCGGATGTGCGCTGGTCGACAGGCACGCCAGGCGCCGGAATGAATGCCATGCCATCGTCGGTGGGGTCGTCGGACTCGGCCAAGAGGTCGATGAGGGTCGTGCCGCCGGCCTCGGAGAGCGCGGGGGAACCGCCGGCCTTTGGGTCGATCAGGCGCATGACAGGCTCGCCGTAACCGAGATCGGACTCAATCTGGCGGAAGAGCTTGCGGTATTCGGAGATGGAACGGCCGGCGTCCAGGGTTTGTGCCGGCCCGAGCTTGCCGTCGGGCTTTTCGGAGGGCAGCGCCCACTCGCCGTAGTTGCTGAAGTCGGGAAATTCGCGGACAACGACACGCTTGCCGTCCTCGTAGACTAGGAGCCACAGGCAGAACCAATTGCGGGCTCCGGCAGGGTCGCAGACCATGTATAGCGTGCCGCCGGATGGCACCTTGGAGGCCGGAATGCAGTGGATATCGGAGCGGAAACGGGCGAAGGCCTTGCCGATGTTGTCCGAGGCCCAGCCGTAGGCCCGGGTCAGGATCTGGCCCATAGGCGAGGTGACCAGCTTGGACTTCATCTCGTCGAATGGGTTGTACGGATTGTCCTCGCTGAAGAAGAACACGGTGCGCCGGTTGGTCTGGGGCTGCACCATGACGCGGGCGGACTTACCCATAGGCCAGGTGGGCAGGGCCTGCTTGCCTTTCAATAGCTCCGCATCATCAAACCGAGCAATGGCAGAGCCAGCGGTAAACTCCTTGTAGACCGAGGCAACGCCTTCGAGGGGGGTCTGGGTCACGAGGAGCTTGCCGCGGCGAGTGATCAGGCGGTAGCGCAGTGTG